ATAATTATGGTGGCGTTTTAGAATTCTTTATGAACTAACGACACAATGGCTACTTCTCAATATTTTAATAACTACAATTCTCGCTTTCAAGAACAAAGATTAGTTGAGGATTTAATTGTCGAATCCATAAAGATTATGGGTTTCGATGGATATTATTTGCCTAACGATAATGATACGGCTCGTGATTTATTATTTGGTGAAGATCCAGTTAAAAAATTTCAATCAGCATTTCCTGTTGAGTTTTATCTATCTGAAGCACTCAACTACACCGGCGAAAAAGAATTTTTTTCAAAATTTGGTCTTGAAATTAAAAATCATACCAAAGTTATCATTTCAAAAAGGTCATTTGCTCAACGAGTTCCACAGAATACATTTACACGACCACGAGAAGGTGATTTAGTATATGTGCCTTTTTTAAATGGTACAGGTGAATTATATGAAATTACTTTTGCCGACCAAGATAAAGATTTTCATACACTAGGTCGTGTAATACCTTATTTTTATGAATTGCATTTAGAGAAATTCAAATTTTCTAGTGAACTTATTGCTACTGGTGTTCAAGAAATTGATGAATCAGCATCACAAGCCACATATTCTATTGAACTCAATCTTGGTGCAGGTACAGGCAATTATCAATACGGTGAAATTATATATCAATCATCAGCCAACACACAAGCCAATGCAACTGCGGTGGCCATTGTACAATCTTGGACACGAGGCGCCAATACAAACACAGCCAATACATTAGTTGTATCTAACATTGCTGGTGAATTTGCTGAAGGCAGTATTAAATTAATTGGTGCTACAAGTAATGCACAATATATATTGGCGTCATATGATCCACTTAAAGATTCTGTACAAGATGATTCATATGATAATTACATTATTGAAAACTCTGCGAACTCAATTGTTAATTTTTCTGAAACAAATCCTTTTGGTAGTATCTAATGGCTAATATATTTTATAACCGTGCGCTTCGTAAATATGTAATAGGTTTTGGTAACCTATTCAACGAAATCACATTGGTTCGATACAATCCAGACTATTCAGAAGCACAACGAATGATTGTGCCAATTGTGTATGCACCAAAAGAAGATTATGTTAATCGTTTAGAAACTGATCCTATTTTAGACAAGAAAACACAAATTACGTTACCAAGAATGTCTTTTGAATTACTTGGTTTTAATTATGATGCCAGTCGTAAACAAAATACCAATGTTAAACAGTTTGCACAGACGGCCACAGGATTAGTTTCACAATATAATCCAGTACCATACAATTTTGATTTTAATTTATATTTGTATGTAAGAAACATTGAAGATGGTACACAGATTATTGAACACATTCTTTCATATTTTACACCTGATTATACAATGAAACTCAACATGATACCTGAAATGGGTATTGTTAAAGAGATACCGGTGATTCTTAATTCAACAGCACAAGATATTGACTATGAAGGTAACTATGAAAGAGATACTCGTGTTATTATTTGGACACTTTCATTTACTGTAAAAGGTTATATTTTTGGTAAAATATCCGACACGGGCGGTTCAATTACACATTCTATCACATCAATCTACAATCAAATCACCGAAGATGATGTAATACAATTTACAATGAATCCTAATTCTGGTGTAGGAACATATCAGATTGGTGAAACAGTTTATCAAGGATTTTCTGCACCTTTGGCAATTGCAACAGGTAAAGTAGTATCATTTAGTAACAACCTATTACAATTAAAAAATATTAACGGCAACTTTGTTTCTAACTTGCCTATTCAGTCATTTAGTTCTAGCACCAATTATACATTTACATCATTCAATCCTGTGCCACAGAAATTGGTTCAGATAGATACTACACCAATGCCAACTGATGCAAATGTAAACACTCCATATATTGTAACAACAGAAATATCAGAAGCACCATTTATTGAAGAAGGATTATTGTTGCCAGAGAACTTTGCTGGTGATGCATTGGACCAAGTTGGTCGAGATGACCTACATATAGAACAAGAAAACCCAACAGACTTACAGTAAAGGTAATTAAAATGTCCCGCACATTACAATTTAGACGATATAATTCTGCAACCGTAGCAAATACAATAGGTGCTAACGGCGAATTAATTATTAACTCAACAAATCAAACAATAACGGTACACGATGGTGTAACGCCTGGTGGATTTCCAACATTAAATTCTATAACTGATAATAACATTGACCAGTATGCTCGCACAACTGCCAACTCTGCAACTAGTTTGGCACAATCGGCATACAATTATGCTAACACAATTACTTCTGGTTCAATTGATTCGTATGCTCGGACAACTGCAAATACGGCTTCAAATAATATTGTTATTATTCAAGGTGTCAATACAACACAGAACACTAATATTACCAATGCAACTAATTTAGCACAAGCCGCGTTTAATACTGCAAACACAGCAAACACTCGCACCGTTATTAATGGATTAGGAGTTTCTAAACTAGACTTTGCTACTTTTGGAGCCAACTCCGCATATTTAACAACTACTGATAATGATTTTACTGCATTGTTTATGGGAACGGTATCTGTTGATTTATACGCTGATACAAGTGTTAGTATTAGGGCCAATACTGGAGGAACAACACAAACATGGACATTTGGCGCAGAGGGCACATTAACATTCCCAAATTCATCTATTCAAAACACCGCATTTACCGGTACTGCAATTGACCAAGTAGCTAGAAATTCAGCCAATGCAGCTGCTCAAACTGTTCCACAAAATGCACAGTCAACAAATTATGTTTTACAATTAACTGATGCTGGTAAACACATTTATTACACTCAAGCATCTAATACAATACTATACATTCCAACAACATCTAATGTGGCATTTTCAAATGGAACAACTATTATGATTGTTTCAAGAACATCATCAGGTGCCAATGTAACTGTATCACCAAATACTGGTGTAACAATGTTTCTTGCTGGTAACACCACAAGTGCTTCACGAAATGTTACTACATATGGTATGGCTTCATTAATTCAAGTTGCAGCAAACACATGGTTTATTAACGGTACTGGAGTTTCGTAATGAGTGGTATGATGGCCATGATGGCCAGTAATGTTCGACAAGCTACACCTACTAATATTATATACACAGCATTAGCTGGTAGTTTGCAGTTCAATGGAAGCAGCCAATTTCTCAGCCTGTCACCAGGATTTGCAATAGGTACAGGAGCGTATACAATAGAAGGTTGGTTCTACAACAATGCCGACTATACCGCCACAAGAGCGTTGGTTGCTCCACAGCACCCCAGCGGAGCCACAAATGCTCTGAGCCTATTCACCAATGATGCACAGTCATTTACTTTGGATGCATATGGTGGCGGCGGTGTTAGAACTTATAATTTTCCCACCAATACCTTACAAGTTAACCAATGGCATTACATCATATTGAATCGTAATGCCAGCACTTTAGTAGAAACCATGTGGATAGGTACTTTTGTTAATAACAGTTCATTAGTAACCTGTAGCCGTGCTACCAGTTGCTCGGGCGGAACCAGTATCAGTGGTGGTACACAAGTCAACAATCTCAATTACTCAGGCGTCTGCAACAACGTAGGCAAATTTTATGGTGGTTATTGGCCAGGTTTTATTACCAACTTCCGTGCCACCGTAGGCACAGCAGTTTATAACAGCACGAGTGCCACAGTTACAGCACCAATAGCACCATTGACTGTTTTGAGCGACACTAAGTACCTAATGTTAGGTGCAGTAGTGACCACAGATTCCGCTGGTCTTCAAACTGTCACAAACAACGGCACAGTTACACAGAGTGCAACTAAGCCTTTTTAATTTGAATATTATATGAACGACTTGAATAAAAATTTATCCGAAATATTTGATGTGATGCCAATTGAAGATTCTAAAAAAGAAAAACTTCCTGTGGTGTCGGCCAAATACAATCAACCAGATTTGAAACAAGATTTGACTGATGCCTATCAACAATCAAAAGAAAACCTACAAGGCATTATTGACCAAGGCCAAGAAGCCATGGAAGAAATACTCAACATTGCCAAAGCAGGCCAGCATCCACGAGCATTTGAAGTCTATGGTACTCTACTGAAAAACATGGTAGATGCCAATAAAGAACTTCTCAATATTCAAAAACAGATGCGTGATATGGATGAAGAAAAGAAAAAACAATCTGGCACCAATATTGATAAAGCCATTTTTGTAGGTTCTACTGCTGAATTGAATAAGTTATTAAAAGGAAAAGAATGAAATTGTGGGTGAGTTTGTGCTTTTATTATGTTGAAAATCGGTTAGAAAATTTTAAAAGAACAATAAACAATCTTTCAAATATACCAAATATTAAAATAACTGTTGATAGTAATGTAAACTTTGACAGCGATTTAGATATTTGTGTCACACAACTGGCAGACCCTTATCACTATACATGGGAACATAAAAAATATATGCCAGAATTTCTAAATTCTGACTATACACATTTTGCATATCTTGAAGGCAATATTGATGTTACTAAAAAAACATTTGATTATTGGAATAAAACAAGGTGTTTATTTAAAGACAATAATTTAAATCTTATACCTTCGGTTCATAGAATACAAAAAAATAAAGAAGGTCAAATCTACTCCTTAGATTGCACACACCATCAACGACATAGGCCAATCATTAATGTAAATGGTCAAGATTTTATATTTCTTTCTGAACCATATCAAGGTATGTTTATTATGGATAGAGAGATGGTAAAAGAACACATTGAATCAGACTATTACTCTCTTGGACATAAACATTCTTATGGTTTGCGAGAATCAGCTAATTTAGGAAATATGTATGTTCGTGTACCAAATAATTTACCACACAGGTCTGTTCTTCCTCTAAATATTCCAGATGAGTGTATGATTGAACATTTTGGTACTGACTATCTTAACAACCCAAATTCACCTCACGCAAAGATAAAAATAGAAAATTTATTTCAATGAACCAAAAAGATTCTTACCGTGATAACCCTCTACTCAAAAAAGTAGGTGTTGACCATCAATATACCAAAGAACAAATTGAAGAATATGTAAAGTGTTCTAAAGATCCTGTTTACTTCTGTATGAACTACATTAAGATTGTTAACGTAGATGAAGGTCTCATCAACTTTAAGATGTGGGACTTTCAAAAAGAAATGATTAATCTATTTAAGGATAATCGATTTGTTATCACCAAATGTCCTCGTCAGGTTGGTAAAACTACCACAACAGTTGGTTATCTTCTTTGGGCAACTATCTTCACCGATTCACAAAACGTAGCCGTTCTGGCTAACAAAGGTTCTTTGGCTCGTGATATTCTAGCCAAGTATCAACTGGCATATGAAAACTTACCACAATGGCTCCAACAAGGCGTGGTGACATGGAACAAGGGTAACGTAGAGTTAGAGAACGGGTCTAAGGTTATTGCGGCCAGTACATCATCCTCAGCGATCCGAGGTGGTTCTTTTAACATTGTATTCTTAGACGAATTTGCTTTCGTACCAAATAATATTGCCAATGAGTTCTTTAACTCAGTGTATCCTGTAATATCATCTGGTAAATCATCAAAGATTATTATTGTTTCTACACCAAATGGTATGAATCTGTTCTATAAATTGTGGATGGATTCGTTAGAAGGTCGAAACAACTATAAAAACTTTCAGATTCATTGGTCGATGGTACCAGGTCGTGATGATGCTTGGAAAGAAGAAACTATCCGTAATACTTCTGAACGGCAGTTTGCACAAGAATTTGAGACCGAGTTCTTAGGTTCTTCTAATACCCTTATCTCTGGTTACAAACTGCAACAATTGAGGTACATGAACCCAATTGCCGACCATGATAAGTTGAAAATCTATGAACACCCTATCAAAGAAGGAGTGAATGGTTCTCTGTCTGACCATATCTATTGTATCACCGTGGATGTATCAGAAGGTAAGAATTTGGACTCATCAACCTTCTCGGTGCTTGATATATCATCTACACCTTATAAACAAGTGGCCACATATTCAAGTTCGTCTATCTCACCCATATTGTTTCCAACGGTAATTGTCAATACGGCTCGTGTGTATAATGATGCTTACATTTTGGTAGAAATAAACAATAATCCACAAGTGGCAGACTTTATACATTCAGATTTAGAGTATGAAAACCTATTAAAAGTCTTTACTGGTAATAAAAAACCACAACAACTATCTGCTGGTTTTGCTCGTGGTGTGCAGATGGGTTTAAAAATGTCACCTCAGGTGAAGGCTGTGGGTTGTTCTAACCTCAAGACTTTGATTGAAGGTGACAAGTTACTAATTAATGACTTTGATACCTATTCAGAGTTAACCACATTTGAGCAATATAAGACATCATTTGCGGCCGCAGAAGGTGCCAATGATGATATGGCAATGACTTTAGTGATTTTTGCATGGGCGACCACACAGAAATACTTTAGAGAAATAGTAAATCATGATTTAAGAAAACAGATTCAGTTGGAAAACATGAATCAATTAGATGAAGAAGTTCTACCTGCACCTATTATAGAAGATGGTTTAAAGGCCGATTTCATGGTGGAAGGTGGTGATGTATGGGAAGTAGCAGACGGTGGTGACACCTATGGAAAATACACTAGAGATTTCTTTAGGAGTATGTAAATCCTATGAATCATAAATATCAGTATGGTATTTTAACTGCCAAGAACACATAATAATTCAAGGAGAATAAAATGGCGTTTCAACTCTCTCCAGGCGTAAATGTTTCCGAAGTAGACTTAACAACAGTCGTTCCTTCGGTTCTAACTACAGCTGGCGCTTTTGCTGGAACTTTTGCATGGGGTCCAGCAGGTAAGGTTATCTTAGTAGATAACGAACTAAATTTAATCAAAACTTTTGGTAAACCAAATTCAAACTCAGCAACATCTTTTTTTACCGCTGCAAGCTTTTTAGCTTACGGAAATAATTTAAGTGTTGTTCGTGCTATAGGTGCAACAAGCAACAATTCAATATCCAATGGTGATACCTCAGCTGTTCAAATTAAAAATTCAGATGTTTTTGAATCTACTTATTTGTCAGCCAATAATACAAATAGTTATGGTGCATTTGTAGCTAGATATCCAGGTGTATTAGGCAATTCCTTATCGGTTTCAGTATGCGCCAATACGACAGCATTTTCTACATGGTCATATAAATCTTATTTTCCAAGTGCTCCAGGAACTTCTGCATATGTATCAGCAGCTGGTGGTTCAAACGATGAAATGCACATTATTGTTATTGATGCTGATGGTCTATTCACTGGTACTCAAGGAACGGTATTAGAAACTTATGGTTTCTTATCTAAAGCTTCTGATGCATCATTGGACGGTGCAACAAATTATTATCGTCAAGTAATCTTTAATCAGTCTGCTTATGTTTATTCTACTGATCCTGTGGACTATGGCAACACAGCATTAAGTTGGGGACAAACAGCAAACAATGTTTTTGCATCACCAATCAACCAAACATTAAATTTACAAAAAGGTACTGATGCTGCTGTTACAGAAGGCAATTTAGAATCTGCATATGATTTATTCTCTAATAAAGAAGAATATGATATCTCACTAGTGTTAACTGGTAATGCCTCTGCTAATGTTCAACAACACGTTATTGACAATGTGGCAAATTCTCGTAAAGATTGTGTGGCATTTATTTCACCACCGAGTTCAGCCGTTGTTAACAATGCTGGTAATGAATCTTCATCAATCACTTCATGGTTAACATCACTTGCTCGTACTAGTTCTTATGTTGTCGCTGACTCTGGTTATAAATATATGTACGACAAATATAACAATGTCTATCGTTATGTTCCATTGAATGGTGATATTGCCGGTCTCTGTGTTAATACCGACACCATTCGTGATCCATGGTTTTCACCTGCTGGTTTTAATCGTGGACAAATTAAAAATGCTATTAAACTGTCATGGAATCCAAACAAAACATATCGGGACACATTGTATTCAGCTGGCGTAAATCCTGTTGTATCTTTCCCTGGTCAAGGTATTGTGTTGTTTGGTGATAAGACATTACAAAATAAACCATCAGCATTTGACCGTATCAATGTCCGTAGATTGTTTATTGTTCTTGAAAAGGCAATTTCTCAGGCTGCTCAATTCTCATTATTTGAATTTAATGATGAATTTACTCGTGCTCAGTTTACTGCATTAGTAACTCCGTTCTTACGAGATGTTCAAGGTCGCCGTGGTATCTATGACTTCCGTGTTGTTTGTGATACTACAAATAATACACCACAAGTTATTGATACTAACCAGTTTGTAGGTGACATCTACATCAAGCCTGCTCGTTCTATCAACTTCATCCAATTGAACTTTGTTGCAGTTGGAACTGGTGTTGACTTCACAACAATCGTTGGTGCAGCTTAATAAATAACCACGATATAGGAGAAAACAAATGGCATTCAATGTAGCAGAATTTAGAGCAAATATGGTTGGTGACGGTGCCCGTCCAAATCTATTTCAAGTTACTCTCACCTTTCCAACAATTGCAACTAACGGCACAACCGCTGGACAAAAAGTAACATTCATGGCAAAATCAGCACAGTTACCTGGTTCCACCATAGGTACTGTGCCTGTGTTTTATTTTGGCCGTGAATTAAAATTTGCCGGCAACCGCACATTTACTGATTGGACATTACAGATTATTAATGATGAAGATTTTGTAATTCGTAATTCATTAGAATCTTGGATGAATGCAATCAATAGTCACACAACCAATGTGCGTAATACTGGAGCAGTTAATCCAACTGGATATACCGTAGATGCTATTGTAACACAATACGGCAAGGCTGGTAACGATTTGAAATCTTATAAGTTTGTAGGTGTATTCCCACTCGATATTGCACCAATTGATTTAGATTGGGGTTCAAACGATGTGATTGAAGAATATTCAGCCACATTTGCTTTCCAATATTGGGAATCAAATACCACTACCTAATATGTTTTTGTTTGAGGGACTTCGGTCCCTCATTTATGTTTAATTGAATTGGAATAATATAAAATATGGCAGCTACTAATAAATTCTCTCTCTTTGGTTTTGAGATTTCTCGTAGAAAAAACGAGGAAGAGCAAGCTTCACAACCATCCTTTACGCCACCAAATAATGAAGATGGCGCATTAACCATTTCCTCGGCAGCATACTATGGTACATATGTTGACTTAGATGGCACAGCAAAAAATGAAGTAGAACTTATCTCTCGTTATCGTGAGATGGCAATGCAACCAGAGATTGAATCCGCTATCGATGATATTATGAATGAAGCCATTGTGCAAGATGACGATGGTAAAATTATTGAGATTGTGTTGGACGATTTAGACCAACCAGAAAAAATTAAAAAAGCAATCAAAGATGAGTTTCATACCATATTGCGTTTACTTAATTATAAGCATATGGCACAAGATATCTTCCGCCGTTATTATATTGACGGCAGGTTATATTATAATGTGCTTATAGATAAAGAAAATCCAATTGCTGGTATTAAAGAATTACGATATATTGATCCACGCAAACTTCGTAAAGTTCGTGAGATTAAAAAGAAGAAAGATGAAAGAACAGGCGCAGAGATTATAGATGTATTCAATGAATATTACATCTACAATGATAAAGTGGTAACTGGTTCTTCTTCTAATTATGGTCCTGTTGGTGTTCGTATTACACTAGATTCTATTGTTTCGGTTGTATCTGGTTTGATGGATTCTCGCCGTGCTGTAGTGTTATCTTACCTACACAAGGCAATTAAACCACTCAATCAATTAAGAATGATTGAAGATGCCACAGTTATCTATCGTATCTCACGAGCACCTGAGCGCCGTATTTTTTACATTGACGTAGGTAATTTACCTAAGTTAAAGGCCGAACAATATCTTCGTGATATTATGGTCAAGTATAAGAACAAGTTAGTCTATGACGCACAGACAGGTGAAGTCCGTGATGACCGTAAATTTTTGTCGATGATGGAAGATTTTTGGTTACCACGCCGTGAAGGTGGTAAAGGTACAGAGATTACTACATTACCTGGTGGTCAAAACTTAGGTGAGTTAGAAGATGTTAAATACTTTCAAAAGAAATTATATAACTCATTAAGTGTACCCATCTCACGATTAGAACCTAATCAAGGTTTCTCAATTGGTCGTGTTGCAGAGGTAACTCGTGACGAATTAAAGTTTGCAAAGTTTGTTGACCGTTTGCGCAATAAGTTTTCTGATATCTTTAATCAGGCACTCCGTGTGCAATGTGTATTAAAAGGTATCTGTACCGCTGATGAGTGGGACCAGTTTAAAGAACACATCTATTATGATTTCATTAAAGACAATAACTTTGCTGAACTAAAAGATGCCGAGTTAATGAGAGAAAGATTATCTCTCTTGTCTGCTGTAGATCCATATACTGGTCGTTATTTCTCACAAGCATGGATTCAACGTAACGTATTACGATTGACAGATGACCAGATTAAAGAAATGCAAGATGAAATGGGCGAAGAAAAAGAAGCAGGCCTTGGATTGCCAGTTGATGTCACCAATACGGTAGCACAACAACAAATGGTTGGTGATATACAGGCCGACCAACAAGCCGCTTTGGCAACACACCAAAATGAGTTACAACAGGCTCAAGATATGGGCGCACAGCAAGAACAGAAGTCAGTAGGAACATTTGTTAAATTGAAACAGATATTATAAATATTTAAATTGGAGATAAAATGGCAGATACACGACAAATTATAGACTATGCATCACAAGATAATGCTAAAGAAATGCGTGATGCATTATATGCTGATATTCATGACCGAGTAATGAATCATTTAGATGCAGCTAAACAAGCAGTAGCACAAAATATGTTTGCTCAAGAAGAAGAAGAAACGCAACCAGAGGATAATTCAGGTGAAAACACTTAAAGAACTACGCTCTTTGAATGAAAAGGAAGACCATGGTATGCCTATGGATCCTCCTGCTGTTTTGATTATGAAACGTAAATCAATTCGCCAGTTTCCTGGTAATCAAAGAGTGGCTCTTTATTATGTGGATAAGATTAATAAATATGTAACCGTTCCATATACAGCCATGCAATGGTCCTCAACAGGCAGCATGGACGAAGAAACAGAAAATTAATTAGGATAAAAAAATGGCAACATCAAATAGCACACAAATTTTAGTCGATACAACAAAACGCACCGTAATTAAACGGGTTGGTATTTTTGATACTGCTGGCGGAAATGAAGCCTTGACAGTTGTTATTGA